GGCGCAGCACGATCAACCAATGCATCGCAGACTGATATTCAAATCCTGGAAAGCTATGGGATGTCGAATCAAAGCCCAAGGGCAAATCCTCCCATCCGTGATCGGGTGGCTGCTGTTCAGGCTCTGCTGGAAAACGGCAAAGGTGAGATCAGGATGCAGGTTGATGGACGCTGCAAGAAGCTGATCGAGTGCTTAGAGCTGCAGAGCTACACAGAGAAGGGTGAGCCTGATAAGGAGGCAGGTTATGACCACATGAATGATGCTGCCGGGTATCTGATCTGGCGTGAGTTCAACCCGCTGCATGTGAACGCTGGCCGCGGCACTGGCATCAGGATCTATTGAGCCAATCCTGCAACCTGCACACAACAGGTAGCAGCAAGGGGCAGTATCGGGCATGCTTAGTGCATCGGAGGCAATCGCTTACACCACCCCACACCTCAAATGACCGTTTTCACTTTCCCTTCCCGCTACGGATACAACGTCACCCGCGCCGTTTTGGCCATGGAGCCAGAGACCAACAGCGAAGGCACAACAACACAGAACGTCGTCACTTTTGAGGCCAACGACATCTCCGAAGCTGTGAGCATCGTTAGCAAGACCTTATTCCTCTGCGAAGACGGCCACACATTTGAGTCCTGCTATCAAGGCCAGCGCATGACTCTTGTGAAGGAGCAAGCTCGCAAGGTCTACCTCCTTCGCCTAGAGGAGGGTTACAAGGTTGAGACCGCTCTGATCTATTGAGTTCACCCGGCCCCCTGCGGGGGGCTTTTTTAATGCTCGCCTAAACCGTCCCTTAAATGCGTGTTCTAGTTGCTTGTGAATACAGTGCTCGCGTCCGCGATGCCTTCCGTCGTAATGGTCACGACGCTTGGAGCTGCGATCTCCTTGAATGCGAAGCTGATCCGCGATGGCATCTGCAACAACCAGTAGAACAAATTTTGAATAACAATTGGGATCTAATGATCGCTCACCCTCCATGCACGCATCTTGCGGTCAGCGGAAGTCGTCATTTTCACCGCAAGCAACGCGAGCAAGCCGAAGCGTTAGATTTCGTGCGTCTGCTCATGGCAGCACCAATTCCAAGATGGTGCATTGAAAACCCGGTAAGCATCATTAGCAGTGCTATCGCTCGTCCGCAACAGATCATTCAACCGTGGGAATTTGGCCATGGTGAAACCAAGGCGACATGTTTATGGTTAAAGAATTTACCAAAGCTGAAAGCTACAAATGTCGTGCCTGGCCGTGAACCAAAGGTATGGATGATGAGCGGCAAAGATCGTTGGAAGAATCGCAGCAGAACATATCAAGGTATTGCTGATGCAATGGCCGATCAATGGGGCAATAAAACGCTGCCACCAACAACGGATCAGCTTTTGTTGTTCGCCTAAACTGTATGTATCGACCGCAGCCGCATCGTGTACACCGGATATAACCATTACGACCGTCCGCAGGCGCAACGGAAGGTAACTAAGGTCAATGACGCTAATGCGGTTTGGTACGCGCAAGAACCTCACTGGATCTTGATTGAAGATCTGGTATCAGGCACCTACGGGATGCGCCGGAAGCATCGTCGATACCTTCCACAAGAACCTAGAGAGCTTGATGACGCATACGACAACCGCCTAGCGCGATCCGTCTGCCCGCCTTACTACCAGCGATTGGAACGGATGCTTGCCGGGATGCTTACCCGTAAGCCCGTCAGGTTGAACGACGTTACAGACACCATCCGTGAGCAGCTGTTTGACGTTGACCTGCAAGGCCACGATCTGAACACCTGGACGTACGAGACTGCCCGGAAGATGATCCGCTACGGGCACATCGGCATCTTGGTCGATGCACCGGCTGATGGTGGTAGACCATATTGGGTGAGCTACACACCGCGAGACATCCTCGGCTTCAGACATGAAACCGTCGATGGCATCAGCAAGCTATCGCAGCTCAGGCTACGTGAAACCATCATCAAACCTGATGAAGATTCAGAGTTCGGCGAAGAGGAAGTTGAGCAGATCCGTGTGCTGAAACCGGGTGAATATCAGATCTATCAGCGCACTCAAAAAAAAGGCGATTGGGCGATTGTTGATGAGGGTACAACCAGCCTGCAAGAGATTCCATTCACGGTTGCCTATTCCAATCGCGTCAACGTGATGGAGTCGCGTCCACCGCTGGAAGATATTGCTGAACTCAATCTCAAGGCGTATCAGGTCCAGTCCGACCTTGACAACCAGCTGCACATCAGCGCAGTCCCGATGTTGGCGTTTTATGGCTTTCCAACCTCCGCTGAAGAAGTTTCTGCTGGTCCTGGTGAAGCATTGGCGTTTCCTGCTGAAGGACGGGCAGAGTACATCGAGCCAGATGGCAAGAGCTTCGACGCGCAATTCAAGCGGCTGGATCAGATCGCGTCACAGATCAATGAGCTTGGACTGTCGGCAGTCTTAGGCCAGAAGCTATCAGCCGAAACTGCAGAAGCAAAACGGATCGACCGCAGTCAAGGCGATTCCACGATGATGGTGATCGCGCAGAACATGCAGGATGCCATTGACAACTGCTTGCAGTATCACGCGCAATTCTTAGGCGAGTCTCAAGCTGGCAGCTGTTTCGTCAATCGTGACTTCCTTGGGTCACGGCTTGAACCGCAAGAGATCCAAGCATTGCTGCAGCTCTACACCGCTGGCACCATCACGCAAGAAACCCTGCTCACGCAGCTTTCAGAAGGTGAAGTGCTTGGAGATGATTTTGATATTGAGGAAGAACTAGAAGCTACCCAGAACGGCGGTCTGATCGATATGGATCAACCCGGCCAATGATGGTGTCTTTTCGCTGGCGTGTCGTTTCTATCCTTGGATGGCTGCTGCATCGGCTCATGCCACAAGCTCCAAACCAGCCCGAACGAAAGCGGATTCTCTACGTTTGCGAGCATGAGTTACCGGCAGAGGTGTTTGCATTGGTCCGGCTGACGTGGCATCAGCAAGGCAAAGCAAACCGCGTCGATGAGCTGGTGTTACTTGAAGATGAGAGCATGATGCCAGGCTTCAAGTATGAAGTGGATCGTGCATTAAAAGCCGGTGCTGATGTATCAATCCAAACCCAATATGAACCGGCAAGCCTCGGGTTGTTTCATGCAGAGAGATGACGTTACCGCCAAACTTATCAACGATCTTTCGCAATGCGATTGATCTGAACCGCTATAGCAACAGCGTTGCACGGCGGATTATCAATCAATACAACGACATCATCATTGATAGCGTCAACCAGCTCCAGACGCTGGATGAGCAAAATGCGCCCGTCAAGGCTGCACGGTTGCGTGCGATCTTGGCGCAGCTGAAGGAATCACTGGCGACATGGGCGGGTGATAGCACTGAGATCACGGCATTAGAGCTTCAGGGCTTGGCAGAGCTTCAGTCGGAGTTTGTTGAAGAGCAGCTACGGCTGGCGTTGCCTGCTGGTGCCAGGGATATGGTCCGCTCGGTTGAGATCAGCCCACAGTTCGCGCAGTCGGTTGTAACCACTGATCCGACGCAGATCAACATGGTGGCATTGTCGGATGACTTGTTTGCCGCGGTTGAGGGTGCAGGTGCAGCAGCAGGAGCACCATCGACATTTAGCTTGACGGCAAGGCAAGGCGCGACGATCACGCTACCCAATGGCCAAGTGGTAGAAAAGGCGTTTCGCGGTTTGGCGGTATCACAAGCTGAACGCTTCAGCCAGGTTGTACGGCAAGGATTGCTGACGGGTGAACCTACGGCTGACATTGCGCGGAGGATACGAGGAAGCCTTGAGTTTGGCGAGGAAGCTAAAACCGTCAAGCAGCTTGCATTAGCTGGTGGTGAACTAACAAAGGCAGCAAATCATCAAGTTGTGACCCTTGTACGTACCAGCGTCAATCAAGTGGCCAATGAAGCAGCGATGCGCGTCTATGAATCCAACAGTGACATCACCAAAAAGTACAAGTACGTGGCGACGTTGGATAGTCGCACTTCAGCCATCTGTCGTGCTCTTGACGGCAGAGTGTTTGAGTACGGGAAAGGCCCCAAACCGCCGCAGCACTTCAACTGCCGATCAACGATTGTCAGCGAGACCGATTACGAAGGCTTGGGATTTGACCCACCACGACCGGGCAAACGAGCTGCGAAAGGCGGGATGGTTGATGCTGACATCAACTATGGCCAGTGGCTCGCCAATCCGATTAAGGGAGAATCCAAAGACCAGCACTTGCTACGGAAGGCCGAAGTGTTCGGCTTCAGTGGCCGACGTGCTACATATAAACGCGGCGATGCTGAAGTCAAGGCAGGACGCGCAAAGGCTGGCGATTTCAAGGAGTCTGCTGAAGCCTTTTACGCACGAGTAAGGCAAAGTCCAGCAGGTCAGAAATCAAGATACTTTGATCTGCTAGCGCGTAAGCATGGCGCACGTAACGCCATGGCAAAGCTAGTCCGTGAAGATGGCTCAGAACTAACATTGGCGCAGCTGCGCAGTCGATACGGTGCCGTTAAAGAAAGGTAAGTCGCAGCTCACGATTTCTCAAAACATCCGCAAACTCATCAAAGAGGGATACAGCAGACAGCAAGCCGCGGCCATTGCTTACGCTGAAGCTGGCGTCACCCGCAAGCGCAAACCATCACGAAAGCGCCGCTAAAATCAAGGCATCTGCAGTCTGGTCATGCCTGGCAAGTACAAAGGCCCGAAAAAGCCATACAAGCCGATGACCAAAAAAGGAGGCAAGAAGAAGTGAAACGCGGTGATCGTGTGAGCTGGACCTATCAAGGCAAACGAACCTACGGAGTGATCACATCTATCGGCGGCACGCGTGCCAGCATTAAAGGCCCTAGCGGTGGCACTGTCACCCGTGTTGGTAGTAAAGACGATCCGATTGTGCGGATCAAGTCTGAATCAACCGGCAACCCAGTATTGAAGAAACGGTCTGAGGTAAAAGCAGCACCGAAACGGCGCTAAACATTAAACGGCAGTGATAACATTTAACTGAAAACAACCTTACGGGTTATTCATGTCTGAAGAGCAGAATCAGCAGGTTACGCCTCCTGAACCGCCAAACAATCGCGAACTAGATTCACTGAAAAACAGCATCGAAGCTCTTGAGCGAAAGAATCATGAGCTGATCGGCAAGCTGAAGAAAGCAAAGGCAGTGCCGGATGGTGTCGATGTTGATGAGCTGTTGGAGTTCAAACGCCAAGCTGAACAGTCAAAGCTCGAAGCAGAAGGAAACTACACCGAAGCGCGACAGGCTTTGGAGCAGCAGTTCCGTGAGGCGTCGGCGGCGAAGGATGAGCGCATCAAGGAACTTGAAACCAGGGTGCGTGAGCTGGAGCTGATCAGCCCTGCGGTTAGCGCACTGGCTGACATTGTGCATGATCCTGACATGGTGCTCAAAACCAAGCTGTCAGCTGACAAGATCCAACGTGAAGCAGATGGCACTGTTGTTGTCGTCGATGGCTATGAACGGACGCCAGTTGCTGATTGGGCAAAGAGCAGTCTGCCTGCATGGATGCAGAAAGCACCGAAGCCACAAGGTGGTGGCGCACCTGTTGGCCGCGGTGGATCTACTGAGATTCCAGCAGGGATGAAGAACCCGTTTGATCCTGGTTCATTCAACCTGACTGAACAGTCACGATTGTTCCGCACTGATCGCGATTTATATGACCGTCTGAAGGCGCAAGCAGGTCGTTAAGATAAAACGTGAGGC